TCTTCGATCACACTCGCAAGGTTGCTCTTGGTCGTGCGCCTGGTACCGCAGCGGGTCGAAGTGCTGCCAACCCAATTGGGCAAGTGACCTACGCTTATCCGCGTATGCACGACAGCCAAACTCTACCAGCGGAAATGCTCAACAACCTTGGAAAGATCACCGATCCCGCAATGCGTGACAAAGCGGGTGCGGACATGATTAAGTTGCAAACCGATTTTCTTGCCGAGAAAGCCAAGAACTGGCGTAAGGCAATGTTGATCGGTATGCTTCGCGATTCGTTGTATTTCAACGTGTCGGGGGATGACTTTACCTTCTCGTATTCGAGCGGTAATCAAATCAACTTCCAAGTTCCGTCTGGTAACAAGTCGCAGTTGAATATGCTTGGCGAAGGCGACATTATCAACCCGACTTGGGCAAACGCAGCGGCCGACATTCCCAACGACCTTGGGCAAATCAATCGAGCGTTTCAGATTCTTTGCGGTGGTTCATTGTGTGCGGCAATCATCCCACACAGCGTTTTCAACTACATGCGAAAGAACGACGTTATCCAAGAAGAGCATGGTACCTCAGTGTCACCATACACTCGGTATGAAAAGCTCGAAGTCGAAGATACCGTCGCCAAGACGATGAAGAACGTCCTGGTCGCTGAGTTCAAATCGTTCCCTGGTTGCACGTTCTACATCACCGATGAAGTTCTCGACCTTGGTTACGACTCGACGGAAAGCCTCCAACCGATTGTCCCGGACGGAAAGGCAATCTTTTTCGGTTTCCAACCCGGAGACAAGATTGTCAAGACGATGCTTGGTTCGGAACCGATCGCTGATTACGACGGGGCACCGGAAGTCGATCGAGTTGGTATGTATGCTTGGTCGGTCAAGCGATCGAACCCAACCGCGACTGAATTGTTCGTTCTCGACAATGCTCTGATCGTTCCGCAAGTTCCCAAAGCGATCGCCTACGCTACGGTCGTGTTCTAATCTACTTCGCTCTGCGTCTCACTTCCGAACCGCTTGGCGAGGAAGAATAAAGCCTCCGCGACCATGCCCTCGGCTCGCGTGAGGCTTTTTTGTTAGGGAGGAAATACGATGCCAAACTATGGTCCGGTACCGGCAGTTACTCCACCCGAGATTGGGACGGATGCCCAACTCGATCGATATATGTCGGTCTATGGTGTCAGAATGTGGACAAACCACACTTTGACAGATGACGCAGGAGAGCCAGGGGAGGACTTAACGGCCGATGAATCCGAGAACGATTTTGTTCTATGGGATTGCAAGTGCTATGCCGGTGCATTTCTCGCGGGAAAGCTCGCAGGGAAGTACACCTACGAGCAACTGCAAGATGCCCCGGTGATGGCCGAAATCTGGTGCGTCGTCGTATTGAGAACGCTTTGCTTTCGTCGCGGAACTTCTCCTCCTGCATCGCTCGAATTTCGGTACCAAGAGATTGTGCAACGCGATGGATTGATCGATCAACTCATCAACGGAAAGATGGTCCTGGTTGATACGACCGGCGAGCCGATTCGCTTGCGAAATTCTGCGGTTCCAACGTGGTCGAACCTCCATGTCGATCGAATCTATCCTGAATCGAAAGTTCGCGTCATCACCGGTTCAAGCGACATGAGTACGTCGCAACTACCGCGAAAAACCGATCGATTCCCGGAGACGTTCTAACGTGTCAACAACCGTTTCGTTCCATGGTGGTCGACATGCCGCGGTTCGATTGATTCGAGCTCTAATTGCGTCGTTGACTGGCGAAACAAGAACGGAAGCGGCAAAAGCGGTTTTCCTAGCGATAGGAATGTCGGTGCTTTCCGATATTCATGCTGACTTCATTGTGAAAGCTAGGGGTGGTGTAGGTGCTGATGGCGTCCAATGGCCCAGACTATCACGGAAAACGCTGGCATATTCTCGCAGATTCGGCCCAGGGGAACGCGCGGACCTAAAAAGGGGTGCGGGACTCGGAAAAGGACATAGGCACGCGCCAGGAGGGAATGACGGGCTCTTGTCAGCGGCCCAATTGAAAGAATGGAGGGGAATTTTCGCTTCTCGGCTTGCGTTGTATGCAGCAACGATGCCACTATCGGCCGCCAAGTCCAAAGCGGCGGCGGTTGCGTGGATCATTATGAAGCAGAAGGGGGCGAAAACGAAGCTCGAGGTATTTGGCGATCGCGAACACGAAGTCTTACGCGATACCGGTGTTTTGGCAAATAGCCTCTCGGTTGGGACGTTTTCGGGCACCACATACACCCGACCGGGAGTTGATGGTGGCGTACAACAAATATTTGATCTGTTGGAAAACGGTGTCATCGTTGGTACAAACGTAATCTACGCACGATCGCACCACGAAGGATTGAACGGGCTCCCCAAGCGACCGATCGTGCCAGAGGGCGAATTGCCTACCCAATGGGTGTCCAACATGCTCAATGCGGGCATGAGAACCTTGGGTATGGCAATCGAGGATTCTTTGCATAGAGGGAGCGTCGCGTAATGTTCATCGCCGAAGCATGTTTGCTCCAATCGGTGCGCGACACACTGGCGACCGACCTTGCATCTTTGAGCATCAAGGATCGCGACGTCAGTGTCGAAATGGATGGCGTAACGCCAGAAATTTCCGGTCCCGTATTCATTGCGGTGTCTCCTGGAGGAGTGCAACCCGGGCCCAGGCACCAATCATCGGGTGGCGTCGTCGATGTTCTCATTGGTGTGAAGATCACGGTTTACAAGAGGATATCCGAAGTGCCGAAAGATCGGCGTCGATCGGTTTATCTGCAACTGCTATCCGGCATAGCTCCGATTCTCGAGTTGACTGCCAATTCGCTTTTGATGAACTATCAGATTCTTG